ATCTGTTGGCTATGCGGCCCACACAAATGCAGCCGGTACGGCTGTGTCTGCGGCGGCGGCAGCTTACAAGGCAGCGGCGGCGTCAACATCTGCTCAAAAGGTAGACGTTCTTGCAACTATCGCTCTAGGCTCTGGCACAGAGACAGATACAAACGAGGACGGCGTAGCAATCACCGTGACTAATGCGGGTACTGCTACTGGCTCTATTGAGCTAACTATCATGTATGTGGTAGACTAATAGGAGTGGGGCGGTTCGCCGCCCCCTCTTTTCACATGGAGAGAGCTGATGACCAGTACGGTTGATATTGCAAACTATGCGTTGAACAGCTTGGGTGCGAACAACATTTCAAGCTTTGAGGAAAACAGTAAGCCAGCGCGCTTAATCAACCAAAGGTTTGACAGTGTACGAGACAGCGTGTTTCGCGCTCATCCTTGGAACTGCCTTCTGCGTAGGGCCGAGCTGCCAAAAGAAAGCGAATCACCTGAGTTTGGCTATGCAAATCAGTTTGCTTTGCCAAGCAGCCCGTATTGTTTGCGAGTGTTAGAGTTTAGCAACGGTACTTTGTCATACCCACAAGACAATATGTTCAGCAACACAGGTGGCCCTGTGTTTGTCATTGAGGGGCGTAAGCTGCTTTCTGACGAAGGTATTGCCAAAATCAAGTATGTTTCTCGGGTTACAGATCCGCAAGAGTATGACGCCAATCTGATTGACACTTTGGCCGCTGCTATAGCCTTTGAGGTTAGTTACGCAATTACTGGCTCCAATACTGTTAAGCAAATGATGGCGGCAGAATACTCTGACAAATTAAAACAAGCCGCATTTGTTGACGGCACTGAAGGCGCGCCACAACGCCTAGAGGCAAGCGAATTTATTGAGTCGAGGTTCTAATGGCGCGATCAGCCCCAGCAATTAGCACGTTTACAGCCGGTGAAATTTCTCCGCGTCTAGAGGGGCGCGCTACGATTGAGAAGTACCTCGAAGGTCTTTCTATTCTAACAAACATGATTGTGCAGCCTCATGGCGGCGTTTCGCGCCGCCCAGGCACAGAATACTTAGGCGAAGTAAAAGACAGCTCAAGCATTACCCGTTTGATACCTTTTGAGTTTAAAACATCCGACACCTATGCGCTAGAGTTTGGCAATCAGTACATGCGTGTTTTCCGCAACGGATTGCAGGTTTTGGTTGATAGCGAAAAGAATGTTTCAGCAATCACAAAGGCAAACCCTGGTGTTTTGACTAGCAGTTCTCACGGCCTTACCAATGGAGATGAGGTTTACCTGTACAACACAGGCGGGGGCATGACTGAGTTAGTTGCTCGAAATTATCTTATTGCTAACTCTACAACTAACACGTTCACGCTGACTGACTTGTTTGGCAATGCTATCAATACCACAGGTTTCACAACCTACACTGGTTCTGGCGTTAGTGTTGACAAATTGTTTGAGGTTGCAACACCCTACACATCCGCGCAGGTAAGTGATGTCCGTTTTGCACAGTCTGCGGATGTTATGTATTTGGTGCATCCAAGTCACGCTGTCCGCACATTATCTCGCACCGATCACAATGCTTGGACGTTTGCTACTCCTAGCATTAACGAAAACAACACGCCAGTTCTTACTAGCTCTAACAATTACCCTAGCGTTGTTACGTTTTTTGAACAGCGGTTGGTTTTTGCGGCAACTAACAACAATCCTCAGACGTTGTGGTTTTCTAAAAGTGCTGACTATTTAAATTTTCACACCGGCACTGCTGACGATGATGCTCTGATCTACACCATTGCGTCTAACAAGGTAAACGCAATCCGTTACCTGTCAGCCACTCGAATACTTAACATTGGTACGTCTGGCGGTGAGTATGTCTTGACTACAACCAATGGTGGGCCGATTACGCCTACGCAGACAGTGATCCGCAAGTATTCTAACTATGGCTGTATCGACAGCGAAGTCGTCCAGGTTGCTGACGTTACTTTGTTTGCCCAGCGCGGCGCTCGTAAGGTCAGAGAGTTTCGTTATATAGGCGAGGTGGACGTTGCAGGCTATGCAGCCCCAGACATTACAATCCTGTCCGAGCATTTGACTGAAGGTGGGATAAAGGAGTTTGCATATCAGCAAGAACCTGAAAGTATTATCTGGGCGCGCCGCACTGATGGCACTTTGCTTGGATTGACCTACCGGCGTGAAGAAGAAATTGTTGCGTGGCACAAACACATCATAGGCGGGTCGTTTGGCGGTGGTCAGGCTAAGGTTGAAAGCATAGTCACCTTGCCGACAGATAGTGGCGAGGATGAGCTTTACATGATCGTAAAGCGCACGATTGACGGCGTGACCAAACAGTATGTTGAGGTGATGAAGACATTTGACTTTGGCAGCGATACGACTGCTGCTTTTTTTGTGGACAGCGGGTTGGTTTACTCAGGATCTGCAACCACAACTCTTTCTGGCCTGTATCACTTAGAGGGCGAAGAGCTTTCGATACTAGCCAACGGCGCCACACATGCGCAAAAGACAGTTTCAAACGGCGGGGTGGCGTTAGACTTTTCTGTCACAACGGGGGCTGTTGGGTTTGGCTACACAAGCGAAATGCAAACAATGCGTTTAGAGTCTGGATCGCAGGACGGGACTTCTCAAGGTAAGCCAAAACGAATCCACGACATAACTGTACGCTTTTACGAGACAGTTGGTGCAGAGGTGGGCAGCAACTCGGTAAGCGCCGATAGAATATTTTTCCGCGACAGCTCTATGAATATGGACGAAGCTGTGCCATTATTCACGGGAGACAAAGAAATCGAGTTTGAAGGCGGTTTCGTTGAAGGTGATCGCATTTATGTGCGGCAATCACAGCCATTACCAATGACTGTTCTGGCGCTATATCCGCGCATGAACACATTTGATTTGTAAGGTGATTAAATGGCTTTAACAGCATTGCTTGCAATAAAAACTGGTCTTGATATTTTCGGCGGCATTTCAGCCAAAAACTCTGCGAACAAAGCTGCTGCCGCTGCTGCAAGAGTTGGCGAGTTCAACGCTGGCCTAATTGAGCGAGACATTGATCTACTTGAAAAGCAACGTGAGATCATCAACCGCAATGCAGTTTTGCAAGAGCGAGTTGATCGGTTTCGTTTTGCGGAGGCCCAGGGGTCTGTTGTCGCTCAGTACAGCGGCGCTGGCATAGATATATCTCACGGCACTCCAATGCGAGTTATGCGTCAGGCTGCAAGAGAGTTTGAATATGACCAAGCTGTCATCGATTTTAATAACACGGTCACAAACATGCAGATTGACGATCAGCAAGAAAGTTCTAGGCTAAGTGCTGAACTGTCACGCATGGAAGGCGGGGCGCAAGCCGCTGGGCTAAGAGCGCAAGGAACGACAAGTCTGATTCGGAGCTTTGGTCAAGCTGCTAAAACCTCGTATGAAGGGGGCTTGTTTACATAATGAGAATACCAGTTTACAGATCACAAGGCCGTCCAACTTCTGAAGCCCCTGGCGCTCGTATCACAGCTAGGATGAATGCCCAGCCTTTTGTCCAGGCTGAATTGCAGAAGGGCGCCATTGCAACAGAGGTTGCGAACCAAGTTGGTGAATATGCCAACATGCGCTATAAGATGATTACTGAGACACAAAAGAACGAGGCGATCTTTTCAGCCAAAGAGGGCTTGATGGCTTTGTCTAGCCAGCTTGAAAAAGACAGGGATGTCGGAAACATTTTTGACGGTGAGCTTAAATATGCGCAGGGCGTCAAAGGCGTTTATGATACGATGCGATCTACTGTTGGCAAAAACAAATACGCGCTGCAAGACTTTGACAACAGCTTCCGCCAAATGGAAATACCTATCAAGTTTAGGCTGCAAGAGGTTGTTGACCTAAAGATTGAAAAGCGCAGGCAGGCTGCACTGAAGGCTCGAGAAGACCAGCAGGTTTCTATTTACTCTAATCCCTACCTGGATATTACACCTAATGAGCTTGCTATGGAGCAGTCTCAATTACAGTCTATGGTCGAGCAAGCTGTTAGAAACGGCGGTGTGAACCCAGAAATTATGGGCAATGTTCCCCAAAAGGTTTTGTCAAAGGCTTTTAAAAACCTTGTTCCAGCATACGCAGGCACTGACTTAAACAAGGCAATAGGTCTTTCAGCGACTTTGAACCAGATTGAAATGGTGCGTAATGGTAAAATGAGCGCGAAAGACATGGTTGGTATTTCCACCTTGCCGCCTCATGTCTTGAATATGCTTATGGCTGTGCCGGCGGAAGAGGCCAATGCAGTTGTGCAGGACACAATCCAGATGGCCTCAACATTCTTTTCTGCTCAAGAAAAAATAGACGATGAGCGGGAAGAGGAAGCAGGTAAATCAAACACAAAGGCTTTCAATCTTGTTGTTTCCTTAGACAGCACAGACACTGTGTCTGAGGCTACGCTGCGTCAGGTACTAGACCCCATTGATATGAAAAAGCTTTACGATTCTATGGGCGCAGACTTTGGGAGCATATCTGGAACGGCTGCTCAAACTATTCTATATGAAGGGCTAAAGCGCCAGATGTGGGCCAGCCCTGCGCAGCAAGAAGCGATGGAAGAAGCCATGTCAGTTTCTGAAGCAGCCCCTGTGTTTAGGCCTGCCGGCAAGGGTGATGCTGAAGTGAATCATGTGCTTCATGGGATGGCTGAAGAAGGCATGTTAACAATTCAGGAACTTACTTCTAAAAAAGGCTTCTTGTCACAATCGGAATTTTTATCATTAAAGACAAAAATATTTAACGAGGCTGACGAAAGCTTGGCCGTTGGCTCTAAGCTTATTTCCAGACATTTTAGATACAATGCACAAATGGCAATCGGAAAAGATGACAGGCTTGCCCAGGCATCTAAGACAGCTTTTGAGCAGGCTGACTTTGCCCTTCTGGACGAACATAGCCGCAGAGAGTCCGAGGGCAATCCGATGACTCTTGCCGAGATTCGCGACTTTGCTAAGGAAAAAATAAATGATTTTGACGCTATCTACAAGGAAGAGTTGAGAGCTGAGTATGTGGATTTCGCTGAAAGCAGATCAAGAGATTTGCCTGGGTTTACTGTAGACATATCTGATCCTTTCGGCTCATTAGATGCTTGGTACAACGATTTAAACGCAGACGAACAGGCTAGAAGTAGAAACTCTTATTCCGTCTTCAAATCAATTTTAAGAGCTAGATACGCAAATCAGGGATTGTTCTAATGGCAGATCTATTAGGAAACGACACCGACTACGAAATGGACAAATACCTTGAGGCTAGCCTTATTTCCGAGGCTGGCATCAACCCTGCTATTGAAAAGAACAAGAAGAGCGTCTTTAACACCGAGACCAATACCCACGACATCCTTCTTCCCATGTCCCAAGGTGGGTACATAAAGATTGGTGAAGAGGGCGAAACGGTAGACCCTCCAAGATCCATACTGATTGAAGGCATGGAGTTCGGCCCCGAGACACCTGAGTTTCAGAGCTACTATCCAGCGCCGCAGCCAGAGGTTATGGAGACAGCTCCTGCTTCTCTTGTGGCTCCGACAACGGAATCTGCCCCAATAGAGGGCGCTGTTTCTTTTGCCAATGAGCGCAAAGCAGCCACCGGCTCCATGCCAACTATGGAAGACTTTGACGCTGCTGGCTACACACCTGAAGTTGTAGAAGCCGCCGGTCTTATGGGGCCGCAGGAAGACTTAACTTTATCTCCAGATGAAATAGCGCAGAAGCTAGCAAGCGGAGAGCCTTTCCTTGTTTTTGGCGAGGGCGATCCTACGATAAGAGAAGCAGGGACTAGGTTTGTTGAAGACCTTGCCGTGCGGCTTTCAATTGAGGGGATGCGAACAGAGCTGTTAGAGGAGCAAGGAGTTAGCCTTAGCGTCATTCAGGAGGCGGCAAATATAAGGGCTTCTGTAGAAGACGAAACTGATCCTAGTGTCATACAAGAGGCTGAACAAAGGGCAAGAGCTTTAATAGAGCAAGATGCGGCGCAGCGTAATGCTCAAATAAATTTCCGCACTATTGACGAAACAATTAGAGCGGCAACTGGATCTTTGAGAAGCTCTGCAAGCGTGTACTCTAACGCACTATTCGGCACGGGAGAGACAAATCCTTTAGAGGTAGGTGTTGCGGATTTCGCCACTTTCGGGGCTTTGGACATTCAAGAAGGTTACCGAATGTTTAGCCAGAGCAATCAAAGCGCCCCTATTAGCCCTCTTTACGCGACAACGGGTTTAGCACTTGACGCCGCATCTTCCATTGCGTCAGCGTTTGGATCGGGTGATGGAGATAGTGGAAGCTTTCAAAGATTGATGGGGCTGGGCCTTATGGCAGCAGGCGTTGCCGAGGCCACTGCTGTTGGCAAGCCAATCGCAGCTCTTATGAAAAAAGGCTTTAAAATGTTAGAGCCTTCTTTAATCAAAGCAGGCGCACAGGCCGAGCAGCGCATAGCGCAAGAAGGCTCGACAATGTTTAGCAACCCTGTTGGGCCTATAGTAGATCGCGGCCTTGCTGCGGCTGGTAAACTAGTTACGCCTCAAACTCCCGATGCTGCATTTTACGTTGCGGCCAGAGAGGGCGGTGAGCAAAACGCCAGCGCAACAAACCGAGTTTCGGAAATTGCTCAATCCAGAGGCGGGTCTAAGCCAAAAGTTGAAGACCTTGTTCAGTTTTTTGAAGAGAAACACGTTAAGATTCATGGCCGGCAGCTAGATCCTAATACAGAAGAAGACTTCGACTTAGCAGTGACTGCTGCTGCGGAAGAAGTCGCGTACCAAATGGAACAAGCCACAAGCGGCCGAGGGTGGTATGATGCAGATGTTAAGAAGACATTTGAAACACTGGCGCAGACTCCAGGCCTTGAGGCTTTGGCAAATGACGAAACACTGCGTGTAATTTGGTCGGCGTTTGCTGCGCCTACATCGATTGGCAACAAGGTCAATAATAACACAAAAGCAGCAACGGCAGCGTTTTTGCAATTCTTAAAAACGGGAAAAGTCCCAGTAGATCCGCCGCAGCCTGG